TCGCACCGGCTACGAGTGGCACGGCGATTCTAGCTGGCAACGGCTCAGGCGGTTTCTCGCCGGTCACGGTCGGTACTGGTTTGTCCTACGTCGGCGGCACCTTGTCTGCGCTGGATGCAGGCGGCACGGTGACCAGCGTCACGGCTCAAGGATCGGCTGATATCTCGGTGACTGGCGGACCGATTACCACCAGCGGCACGCTTTATTTCGCGTTGTCGGACACGACAGTTGCGGCTGGCACTTACGGCAGCGCGACTCAGGTCGGGCAGTTCAACGTCGATGCGAAGGGTCGCCTCACGACTGCGGCAAGCATCACGATTGCCATCGCTGCGAGTGAGGTCAGCGGACTAGCAACCGTCGCAACTTCTGGCACCTATGCTGACCTGACCGGAAAGCCTTCACTCGGCACGATCTCCTCGCAGGACAGCAGCAATGTTTCGATCACGGGCGGATCGATCAACGGGACTTCGGTCGGCGCAACGACTGCCAGCACAGGCGCGTTCACTAGTATAACCGCGACCGGCGATGTTGGCTTTGACGGCGGCACGTTTACGTTTAACGAGGCAGGAGCCGACAAGGACTTCCGCTTCGAGGGCGATACGCAGACGCATCTTCTGTTCGGTGACGCCTCAGTCGATCGCATCGGCATTGCTCTGACTGCGCCTGCCGCACGCCTGGACATCTCAGGCAACTACGCGCAGAACGTCGTTGCCGTTCCGTCGCTAGACGTAGACTGTGCGAATGGAAACTACTTCACGAAGACGATTGCGGCAGACTCGACTTTTACCTTCAGCAACGCACCAGCGACCAGAGCATTCGCGTTTACATTGGAACTTACTCACACATCCGGCGCGGTGACTTGGCCTGCTGCGGTCAAGTGGCCTGCGGACACGGCACCAACCTTGACGGCTGGCAAGACTCACATCTTCATTTTCGTGACCGATGATGCCGGCACAACTTGGCGCGGCGCTGCGTTGGTAGACTACGTCAACTAACATGGACCCGACTAGTCAACGACTGATGATGGGGGCGGGTGGTGCGGCTGGTGAACCCGAGTATGAACTCTACACCTTTGGCCTCAACACCAACGGCCAACTCGGCCTAGGAGACCTTACCAGACGTTCATCTCCCGTCCAAGTCGGAGCGTTAACAACGTGGCTAAGCGTTGCAGCGGGAGCCAACCACACCGCAGCGATCAAAAGCGACGGAACGCTGTGGACCTTTGGCCTCAACACCAGCGGCCAACTCGGCCTAGGAGACGTTACCAACCGTTCATCTCCCGTCCAAGTTGGAGCGTTAACAACGTGGCTAAGCGTTGCAGCGGGAGCCAACCACAACGCAGCGATCAAAACCGACGGAACGCTGTGGACCTTTGGCAACAACAACGTCGGCCAACTCGGCCTAGGAGACCGTAGCAACCGTTCATCTCCTGTCCAAGTTGGAGCGTTGACAACATGGTCAAGCGTCTCAGCGGGAAACGCCCACACCGCAGCAATCAAAACCGACGGCACGTTGTGGACCTTTGGCCGCAACCAATTCGGCCAACTCGGCCTAGGAGACGTTAACTACCGTTCATCTCCCGTCCAAGTTGGATCGTTAACAACGTGGCTAAGCGTCGCAGCGGGAAACGTCCACACCGCAGCGATCAAAACCGACGGCACGCTGTGGACTTTTGGCTTCAACGCCTTCGGCCAACTCGGCTTAGGAGACGTTACCAACCGTTCATCTCCCGTCCAAGTCGGAGCGTTAACAACGTGGCTAAGCGTCTCAGCGGGAAACGCCCACACCGCAGCAATCAAAACCGACGGCACGTTGTGGACCTTTGGCCTCAACACCAACGGCCAACTCGGCCTAGGAGACGTTAACTACCGTTCATCTCCCGTCCAAGTTGGATCGTTAACAACGTGGCTAAGCGTCGCAGCGGGATTCTACCACAACGCAGCGATCAAGACTGATGGAACGCTGTGGACCTTTGGCCTCAACACCAACGGCCAACTCGGCCTAGGAGACCTTACCAGACGTTCATCTCCCGTCCAAGTCGGAGCGTTAACAACGTGGCTAAGCGTCGCAGCGGGAGGCGCCCACACCGCAGCCATCACCGAGGAATAATTTGCCAACCCAATCGCTCCACTTGCTTTCCGGCCTGCCGCGTTCTGGATCGACCGTCCTCGCAGCCGTCCTCAATCAAAACCCGAACACCCACGTCTCGACGACCTCGGGACTGGTACACGCGCTGGACGGGCTGGCTAATACATGGCAGAACGCGCCGCTGCTAAACGACAGCGACCCAAAGCGCAAAAAGCTTGAGCACGCGATGCGCGTAGTTGCGACATCGTTTCACGCGCAGGAAACCACCAAGCCAGTTGTCATCGACAAGAGTCGCGGATGGCCCGTTCCGGTGATTATCCGCTCAATGGCTCAGGTGCTCGGTTGTCAGCCTAAAATCATCGCAACAGTCCGCAGCGTGCCTGACTGCGCTGCCTCGTTTGTGCGCGTAGCCAAGCCAGACAACCTTACCGCGTTCGTCGAAAAGGGCGAACTGTTCACGCACTTGAAAGCCGCGTACCAAACGCTTGAGGCCGGATACCGTGCGTTTCCCGAGTGCTTTTTGTTCGTGGAGTATGAGGACTTGCTGGCGAACCCGAAGCGCGAGTTAGACCGCATCCACGCCTTTCTTGACCTACCGCCGTTTGACTACGATCTAGACCACATCGACGGATCGAGCGTAAAGGAAAACGACGAGTTTATCCACGGCTATGCTGGTATGCACGACATCAAGCCGAAACTAGCACGGCAGCACAACCAGTCGGCCAAGGACGTTCTCGGCTACCACTACTCGCAGTTTTGCCATCCTGAGTTTTGGCGCGACAAGCCGACCACGCTGCCGCAGATTGACGACCTCGACCTCCAACTGTCCGCTTCGGTTACAGGCAACTTTGCCGAAGGCCAGCGCATCGCTGACAAGCTGGCCGTCGAACGACCCGACGACTCTCGCGCCGCGTATAATCGCGGATGGTATGAGCTGATGAAGGGCAACATTCAACTCGGATACCGTCTCCAGCAACTGGGCCGACGTGCCAAGATTATTGGTGACGCGCCGCCAAACACGCCGCAGCCGCTCTGGAACGGTCAAGTCGGCACGGTGCTGCTGCGCCTAGAAGGCGGTCTAGGCGATCAGATTCATCAAGCGCGGTACACGGCCAATCTGGTCGAACGCGGCTGCAAGGTGGTGCTATCGTCCAGCGGCAGTCTGTGCGCGTTGCTCAAGGACATTGCTGGCGTGTCTGCCGTCGTCCAGCACGGCGCAGAGTTTGGCGTGTATCACGACTACTGGCTTCCGGCTATGTCGGCGCCGGTTCCGCTCGGGCTAGAGTTAAGCGATATTGTCGGCACACCTTACGTTCCGCGACCCAAGGTTTCCCACAAAGGATTAACGATTGGCCTGCGCTGGTCTGGTAACAAGCAGTTCGAGAGGGAGCATCACAAGCTGTTCCCGCCTGCGCCGTTCTTCGACGCGGTGAAGCGCGACGGCGTGCGGTTCATCTCGCTGCAACGCGACGCCGATCTCGACGCCAAGCCTGACTGGGTCGAGACTGTCCCGCTTGATAGCTGGACGGACACCCAGCGCGCCGTTGCGTCCTGCGATCTCGTCATCAGCTCTTGCACGTCGGTCTCGCATTTGTCTGCCGCAATGGGGGTCAAGACCTGGGTCGTCATCCCAGTCATGGCCTATTACCTCTACGCTTTGCCGGGACCGAAAACGCCTTACTACGACTCGATGATGCTGTTCCGTCAGAGCGTCTTTGGTCAATGGGGCCATCCTATGGAGGAACTGCGCAAAGCCGTCGTTGAATTATGAAATACGCACACACCGAAAACGGACAAGTCATTGACGGTCCACGCTCAGTGCCTAACGGCTGGCGGAACGTGTCTGGACTGTGTTACATGGACGACAAAGGATTGCGCGCGCTAGGCTGGTTGCCTTATGAGACCATCGACAACGGTGGAGAAGTGCTCGACAAGACCATCGTCCAAGTGCTGGCCGACAAGGTAGTAGAAACTCGCGTCTACCGCTACAAGACAGACGCCGAGATCGCTAAGGAGACCAAGGACAAGATCGAGCACGTTAGGCATGACCGCAACAGTCGGCTGACGCAATGCGACTGGACGCAGGTCGACGACACTCCGCTCGACAACGTGGCCAAAGCGAAGTGGGCGGCTTATCGTCAAGCGCTGCGCGACGTACCGGATCAGGCCGGATTCCCGTTCGATGTTAATTGGCCGAGCGTTCCCGTTTAACGCCAGCGCCTTTTTTGATGAGTTGGTTCACGGAACTGCTTTTTAACGCTGGGTCTGGCGGCTTGTTCGGCATGGTCGGCAGCCTCGCGACGACCTGGATGCGACTGCGCGAGAAGAAGCTGGATAACCAGTTCCAGCTGGACCTGATGGACAAGCAGTTTGCCAGCGCCGAGGCAGTCGCTGCGTGGCAGGCATTCAGCGCATCGCAGACCGCCAGCGCCGCAGATATGACCGAAAAGGTCGCTTCCTGGGCGGCTAACGTGCGCGCGGTCACCCGTCCGGCTCTTACCGCCTTTCTGGTCGTTGGTGCGTTCTTCGCTGTTCTGCTCATCAACGACGAGGCCGTGAAGGCCAATGCGCTACAGTCTTTTCAGATGCTCGCCGGCACCTCGGTCGCGTGGTGGTTCGGTTCGCGCATGACGACTCAACTTCACCAGCCAAAGAAATGAACGATCACGCCGGAGCTAAACTGTTCTTCGCCAACGCCGGCGCATGGATCGGAACTATCATCAGCCTGCAAAACATACAGGTGGTCATCGCCATTTTGTCTGGTGTCGCCTCCATCGGCGTCTCTGTTCTGTCGATGATCTGGCTACACAAGAAGGTCAACG